GAGTTCGGCGGCACGCTGCAACTCACGGCCTGGCGGATCGGCGTGGGGGCGGCACGCAATGCGTACCTCCGGCGGTCTGCCGGCAAGAGCGTCGGCCGAGACTCTCGCGGCCGTTTCTTGAAGGGCGTGAGTCTCGGGCCGCAGAAAAACCAATTCGACTACGGGTCGATTTTGTGGGCCAACAAGCGGCCGCGATTCTCCCGGAATTGGGAGCGGACGACGATGACCAAAAACGCCCGCTACCCGGCTCGCCCCTTCATGCAGGGTGCGGCGGGCGTCCAGAAGGCGGCGGCACGGGCAAACGAGAAATACCGCAACGCCTTGCGTCGCGCCGCGTGACGACACCCCCTACGGTCGCGCCTCTGTGGGCCGTAGTTTTGACGCTACCACCCCCCGCACACCAGGAGGCCAGCGTGGCTATCACACTTGGGAAAGACGTAGCGATCACCGGCTTGACCGGCGCACGATCCGTCTCCGTCACTAACTCTGCCGCCGAAGTCGACGTGACGAAGTTCGGCGACTCCGCTCGCAAGTTTCGCAAGGCAATGATCGAGCAGACCGTCGAGGTCGAGTGTGTGGACGATCCCGGCGTCGATGCCGGCGACACGTTCACGCTCGGCGGCGTCGCCACCGGCAACTCTGTGGAATACATCGTAACGAGCGTGGCCCGCTCCGAGCCGATCGACGGGATCGCGACCTTCACCGTGAGCGCCTCGCGCGCCGCCACCCAAACCTGACCTCAAGGAATAACAAACCATGGCGATTACGCTCGGCAAAGACGGCTCCGCCCCTCCGTTCGGCACCGACATCATTTCGGCGACCTATACCGAGGAATGCGAAGTCATCGACGTGACCAACCGCACCAACAAGGGCGGCAGTTCGGGCAACCCTGGCTTTCGCGCCAACGCTGCCGGCTTCAAGACCAAGACTTGGGAAATTGAGTGCCACGACGCCACCGGGTTGATCACGGCCCTCCAGAGCAACACGGCGACCAGCGGTTTTATTGTCATGAGCGTCGCGGAAAACATTTCGATCGACGGGGCGGTGACGTTCACCGTGACCGCACGGGAGACCTGAACTCGTGGCGATCACGCTTGGGAAAGACTGCTCGATTTCGATTGGTGGCAACATCGCCAGCGCTCGGAACGTCAGCCTTTCCTATAGCGTTCGCACGATCGACGTGGAGGAATACGGCAGCCGAGAGGCTGCCGTCTATCCCGTTGGCGTCGAGGCCATCGTATCCGTTGAGTTCAACGACTCCGCCGACCTCACCGGCGCCTACTCGCTCGTGACGGCCGGCACGCCGATTACCGTCTCGGGCGGCGCCGGGGCGTGGTCGTTCTTGGCGGTCATCACAAGCATCTCTGAATCTGATCCGATCGACGGCGTCGCGACGTACCAAGTCGAAGCCCGTCTCACCCGTGCTGGACTGAGGGCTTAATGAAAGAGTTTCGCGATGACCAGGGGCGGCCCTGGATGGTGGCAATCACGGTGGCTGCCGCCGAGCGCGTTCGCGGCCTGGTCACGGTCGACGTGACAGAGGACGTGGAGCAATCCGACGGCAGCGTTTCCCGCCAGATTCGCAAGGCACCGCTCGACATTATTGACACGTCGAGCATCGCGAACACGCTCCAGATTCTCCGCAGCCAGTACGGCACCGTCGGCGAGGTGCTATACGCGATCTGCCGCAAGCAATGCGAAGACAAGAAGATCAGCCGCGAAGACTTCCTCGACGGCCTTCGCGGCGACGCGATCGAGGCTGGAGTAAAGGCGATCGAGGAGGAGCTTGTAGATTTTTTCCCCCCGCGCCTCCGCAAGATGGTCGGACTCCTCGCGACAAAGATGGACCAAGTCGCCGCGGAGATGCTCGACCAGGCGGAGGCGCGAATGCAAGCGGCGACGGCGGCGAGCCTGCTCGAGCAATCTGGCACGCAATTTACGAAGCCGCAGGCATCCTCGGCGTCCACCCCGGACGGTGGACGTTCCGAAACCTCCTCATCGCTCGCGACGCCCGCCTAGAAATGGATTGGTGGCACACCGCGAATTTGTTAGCGCAACAATCCAACTTAAACAAAGCAAAGCACGCCCCAAGCACAGACCCGGCGAAGCTCAACCCGTTCGCGAAAAAGGCCAAGCCAAGGCAGGCGACGCCGGAAGAAATTAAGAAACTCCTCGGACCTAACTGGCACGACGTGACCACATGAGCGCTTCAAAGGTCAAAGCCGGTCAGGTATTCGTCGAGATCGGGGCGGATCCGCGGCAGTTCTTTTCAGCCCTCAACAAGATCAACCGCCAGATCGGCAACCTCGGCCGCTCGATGAGCGGGGCTGGCACCAAGATCGCCGGAATGGGGGCGGCCGCCTTGCTGCCATTCGGGGCGGCGATTAGCCAAGGCGCGGCCTATCAGTCGACGCTCTTGAACATTCAAGCGAGCACCGGCGCCACCGCTGCCGAGCTCGACAGGATCCGCGCCGCCGGGATGCAAGTATCCCAAGCTCTCGGCGTCGGCCCGACTGAGGCGACGCAAGGGTTCCTAGAGCTCCTCAAAGCCGGCATGAGCCTGGAGCAAGTGCTTGGCGGTGCAGGGCAGACGGCGCTAGAGTTTGCCAAGGTCGGAAACATGGACGTGGCCGCCGCCTCGGTGGTCATGGCCGACGCGATGAAAGTGTTTGGCGTTACGGCCGACGTTGCGGCAAACACGATGTCCTCTGCGGCCGACGCCTCCTCGACGAGTATCGAGGAAATGACGATGGCGTTTAGCCAGTCCGCCGCCGTGGCGGCGTTGGCTAATCAGTCCATGGGCGACCTGTCGGCGGCACTGGCCGTGCTCGCCAACAACGGCGTCAAGGGCAGCGACGCCGGCACCAGCGTAAAGACAATGCTGATGCGGCTCATGGCTCCGGCCGACGATGCGGCGGAAGCGTTGCAACAAGTTGGGCTGTCTGTCGCGGCGTTCCGCAACGCGGACGGCAGAATGAAACCGCTTGTCGAAATCATCGGCACGCTCAACGGCGCCCTAGCCGGCATGGATCAAGCGGCGAAAGACGACATATTCCGCCGCATCTTTGGGCAGGATGCTATCCGAGCCGCCGCCATCTTGACGGCAACCGGCGTCGATGGTTTCAACGCCATGACCGATGCGATGGGGAACGCCCTGCCGGTCAGCGAGAAATACCGCACGCTCCAGAGTGGACTAGCCGGGCAAATGGCAAGCGTCGATGCGGCCATGAGGCGGGCGTCTATTGCGATTAGCGAAGCTGTTGCGCCTTCCTTTATGCAGATGTCTACGTCGCTGATTGGTGCGATTGACGCCGTAGCGTTGTTCGTGCGCGACAACCCTGCCCTTGTCCTGAGCATTGCGAAAACAGCGGCGGCCGCTGTTGCTACAGGCGGTGCGCTTGTCGGGCTTGGTACTGCCTTGCGTATCGTGAGCTTTGCTCTCGGGGGATTTATTGGCCTCGGCAAGGCCGTTATCGCTCCGATCGTCATGATGTCGGACGCCGTTACGTTCCTGAGCCGCAGCTTTCTGTCAGCCTCGACAAGCGTGATCGGTTTTGCATCCAAGGGAATTGCAGCGGTTGCCCAATTTGCCGCAGAGATGACGGCACAGGTGGCGGTGGCTTCCGCAAAATCCGGCGCGCTTGCTGCCAACTATTTCGCCGGGACTATCTCGATCGTCTCCGCCACGGTCGCTAGGGCGGCCGAGGGCAATATGCGAGCGGCGGCCATTGGCGTGCAGGCTCTTGGAAAGATCGGAGCATCCGGCGCGAGGAGCGCAATGATCGCCGGATCCTCGCTTGCCAGGCTGACCAGCACGGGCGGCACGCAACTAGCAAGGCTTGGCGTGCAAGGCTCAACGGCTCTGGCGACTGTTGGGGCGTCAGCCGCAACGGCGGGCACTACGACGATTGCGTCGTTTGCCCGTTCAGCAATGGCTCTCACGGCGTACACCGCCACGAGCATCGCCTCGGCCGGCGCAACCGCCGCGGCCTGGGCCGCAGCCAACACGCCATTCCTCGCACTTGTGGGAGTCGCCGGCGGAGCCATTCTTGTCGTGTCGCAGTTGGGCTCACTGATCAGCCAGATCGGCGGATCGGTCAAGGAGTCTTTCAACGCTGCGGTCGCGCAATCAGTGGCGGTGTTTTCCGATCTGCACCGCATAGCCTCGGCAACATTTGGAGCAATCTCCGACGCTCTGGCGGCAGGCGATCTAGAGCTTGCGATGGAGGCCGCAATGGCTGGCTTGCTCGCCGGCTTTACTCGCGGCGCGAATGCGTTGATGTCAAAGGTCGAAGAACTGTCGGCCAACATTATCAACACCTTTGACGCCTTCAAGTCGATTGCGGCCCAGCCGCTCATGATGTTTGAGTCGAACAAGGATCCGTTCGTCGAGGCAGACCGCAAGGCGTTGCGCGAACGTCAAGACGCCCGCCTCGCTGCCGTTACTGGCAACGATGCCGCACGGGCAGCACAGGCAAGGGCCACAGAGAAGCGGGTGCAGGATTTGGCCGCCGTCGCCGCGGGCAAGCGGGCAGATGTCAACGAATCGCGAGTCGCCGGCGATCGCTTGTCCGACGCGCGCACGATGCAAGATGTCGATCTGGCTCGCCAGATAATTTCAGAATTACTTGACGCCGGAAACCTGACGGCCGAAGCCGAGCAAAGGCTCGTTGAGGACTACCGCTCAAAGTTTGCGGAGATGCTGCAACCAACTGGCGCCGTAGCCGCTGGCGCTCAGGAGGCAGTAGGCGGCGGTCTAAACGGATACTCGACAGCGTCTGGCGAATTGTTTGCAGGCATCGCCTCCGCAACAGACATGAATAAGCTCGGTCGCGTAGGCGAGAAACTCGACGAGCTCATTGCGGGAGACAAACTCAGCGTCCAAGAAGAGGACTATTTGCTTTCGGCGTACCGGGATCAGCAAAACCGACTAGCCGATATGCAAGGCGTGCCAATGCAGTCGCAAGCCGAGGTAGCCGGGACGTTCTCCTCGACGAACCTCGGCGGCATGGGTTTTGGGTCGTCGCTCGGCGAGCGGCAACTTAAAGCCCTCGAAACGATCGCGAGCAACACAGCCAACATGGAGCCGGCCGCGGTCGCCGAATAACGAATGCCCCTCGCCTGGATCGAAGACAACTCAAGCCGCTCCGCCACGATCGTCCGCCTCGGGCGGAAGGCGGTGTCGTCGTACTCAAAGAGCTACAAGGTATTCGGCACGACGGACGACACGATTCTCCACGCCGAGGCCAACGGCAAGATCACGAGCGAGCTCGCCTACTGGTCGTACCCAGGCCAACCCAACGTACAACTGCGAGCCGAGTCCTACAGCGTCTCGTACCTCGGCGACGACGCCTGGCAAGTGTCGATCGCCTACGAGAAGCAGGGGGCCGAAGACGACGACCAGCGGGATCCGCTCAAGCGGTCGCGGTCGTTCGACACGAGCGGCGGGTCGCAGCACATCACGCAAGCGGCTGGCGGCACGGTCACGACCAGCGGCGGGACGACCGTAACGCAAGGCAGCGAGCGGAGGTATCCGCCGGGCACCGCGCCAAGCATGAACAATGCGATTGGTGTCGACGGCAGTTCGGTCAACGGCGTCGACATCGTGGCCCCCGCGCTCACTTGGACGGAAACGTATGACGTTCCGCATCAGTACGTCACGGCCAATTACATCAAGAGCATCGCCGCTTTGACCGGCACCGTGAACAACGGCGCGTTTCGCACCTTCGCCGCCGGCGAGGTGCTGTTCATGGGTTGCAGCGGCTCGCAGGAATGGGACGACCAGCGTGGCAACGGGCCGTGGACGCTCTCGTATAAGTTCGTGGCGAGCCCAAACGTGACCGAGCAGACCATCGGCGACATCACGGGGATCGAGAAGAAGGGCCACGAGTATTTGTGGGTGAGATACGAAGACGCCGTTTCGAGTAACGAGCTCGTGAAGAAACCGAAATACGTCTACGTCAACAAGGTCTACCGCGACGGCAATTTCGCCGGCCTAGGGATCGGGACGTAATGGCACGCCCAGACGGACGCATCGAGAAGGGTCAGCGGCTCTCGTCGGCGATCTCCGCCAGGGCGTGGAACCGGGCGCAAGAGGCGGCGGATCGGGTGCTCGGGGTGACGCCGGGGCTGGAGGCTGTCACTGCCCAATCGCGGCAACGACAGTTCACTTTTCCGGTCAGAATCTCGGAGGGAACTAGCTTTACTTTTGCAGTCGTAGGAACCAACATTTCCGTAGCCGTCACGGGCTTATCGGCGACGGCTCAGTCTTCGCCATACAGCGCGTCGCCAGTCGCTACCGACCAATCGTTTCCTAGTTGGGCCTGGGCGTGGATGCACACTGACGGTGTGCGCGCGCAGGGTGCGTGGGGCATCTGCGAATCGCTAGTACCTTCTGGCGGAGTTGCGGATTGCGTGTTCTCTGGCCTGACGTACGCACGAGTCAAAATGAGAAACACCGGCCACCGATTCGCAGTCCCATCGCAACGGCGCGAAAACACTCCAGTAACGGACGGCTGCCTTGAGAGCTCGGAGTGCCAGTGCGATGGCGCTGCCGCAATTCTTGGATATGGTCGATCGTCTGGGGAACTGGTAGTTGGAAACATTTACTGGGCGCTGATTCTTCTATGAAGGCCAAAAGCGCAAAGTATTTTTTTCACCCAACCGACAACGGCTACTCAATGGTGGTCGGCTCGTCGGGCGGGCCTGGGTTTTTTCTTGGAACCGGCACTCGTGCTATTGGGCCTGGTGATAACTGCAAGGTCTGCGATGTAAACGCGGCGTTTGTTTATATGCCGCAGACAGCAGACATAGGCCCGCACGGCATTGTGGAGCTCAAGTGCTTCACTGGCGACGCCCTTCCGACAGATGCGGCACACAGCATTTTTGTGGAATCGGAATACTTTGAAAGCCCTGAGTTTGAGTTTGCCGAGCAGTTTGATGCAGATACGAACCTCAACATTCCGCACCCGTGGGAAAACTTAGACTCAGATTTTTCGGTCGTTGACGAGTTCGTGTTGCATTCTCGTCGGATTTACGGCGGGGCTGGGTTTGCGCGATTGCCGTTTTTTGCCCAGACCGTCAGGGCGTCTTTTTCAGACGATGAGTTTGTCGCCACGACGTGGATTCCCGGCGTGTTTCTGTGCTACGCAGGCGCCGAGTTTGTGCTTGGCGGAATTAGCGGCGTGGAAAGCGAGGCCGTGCGTGACACTACTTTGTTTCGCACGCATGAAATTGCCGAGTCGCCGGAGTATGTGGACGCAAAGCCACTGCGGAGCCCGCTTTTTGTGTTTACGTCAAGCTCGTTTCCGGCGGCGGTTTACAGCCACCCTAACGCAATGACGATTACCACGACTCAAGCCGGGTCTAATGGAGTAATTGCGGCACGAGTTGGCGCCATTGACCTAGTCCAGTCACCGCTAAGCGCAGGCACTGCGACAACTCGGCAGCTTGATAATTGCGACGTAAACGACCGCACGCTTAAACAATATCGAGTAGCGGAGCCGATTTTTCGAGACAGCCAGTTTTTTTCGTACGGCGCAAACGTACGACTAGAGCTCCTCGCAGAGCAGCCGTTCGGCCAATTTGCTCTTGGGAACGATCTGACTTCGTTTCAAGCGTTTGGAGAGCAAAACAACCAATTCTTTCAGATGGGGGGCAGCCGGTTTGCGCGGTCGCAAAACTTGGTAGCAGTGACGCCGCGTGTATCTCCAGGGGCTTTTGATTGCTCTGGAATTGTCTTACGGCACGAATTGCATGACGGCCGGAAAACTTTGCCAGACGAATGGCATTACGCCGGAAATTGGCCTGGCACGACAGATACGAAATTCGCGGCTGTGATGCCACGTTTAGCGGCAGTTCGCTACACGAACACGATAAACTTTGGCACTACGTCGGGCGGCATTTTTTCCGCCCAGCAACACATAAACGGACTCAACGCCCTAAGCCTGTCCGATTTGTATGCCGTAGACGCCGACTATGAACGTAGGCCGCGGAAAATTCAGATGCGGCTGGCGTTTGCAAGGCAGGGAAGCGGAGGCGGTATGTTGGCCGTACTCCACTACCGCATGGTGTGGGAGACGGTTGTGCGTATTTACAGAATGCCATTTCGATTGTTTTCGGCTGTTGCCAATAACGGAATTGCCACTTGGGAGTTTGGCCTTGAAGGTTCGCCCGAGCTTGCCGCGACACGCTCGTACGTCGGGCACAGTTACGGGAACGAAAACCATTTTTTTTCGGATCAGAAATGGCGGTCAATGACTGTTTCGGGCAATCGTGAAGTCTCGTTTGGCGGTCGATGTGCGCTGCAATTTCAGTAGTTGGCCCCGACCCCCTCCGGCCCCACCGCCTAACCCGCCCTAATGGGGCGCATGTCTGCCCCATTCCGCGCCGCCCTCGCTGACGCCCTCGATTCGCCGCCGTGGATCCTGCCCGCCGTCCGCGAGCTCCGCGGGATCGTGATCCCGGCAGGCGGCGAGCTCTACGGCCGCCTTGCGTGGAATCTCGTGACCACGCTCCGCGGCCTCGGTTGCACGCTGCCCGTTGAGATTTGGCACTTGGCCGACGAGATGCCAGAGGATATGGCCGCCGTGTTCACCGACGCCGGCTGCCGCCTGGTCGACGCCGACGCCACGCTCGCCCGCCTCGGCGTCCGCCCCCGTGCCGTCGAGACGGAGAGCGGCCGCGGCCGCGGCTGGTGGCTTAAGTCAATCGCCGTCCGTTACACGGGCTTCGCCGAGGTGCTGCTCCTCGACGCCGACAACGTGCCGGCCCGCGATCCGACCTACCTATTCAACGACCGGGCCTTCACGCGGCCCGGTGCCCTTTTCTGGCCCGACCTCCCGCCGGCCGCCAACCGCTCCGAGTGGGTGCCCGAGGTTGCGTGGCGCAACGTGGGGCTCGACCCCGTCTACGGGGCTCGCCCCTTGGAGAGCGGTCAACTCATGGTCGACCGCCGCCGCCACCT